TTCTAGCCGCTGTGCAATAGGCATGAGCAAGTTTAAAGCTCTCTGCATTAAAGACTTGATCCTCGGTTAGATCATCAGCGCTTAGAGCGTTTCTAATCTCAAGGCCGATCTCTTCAAGGCTAGCTTTGATCTGTGTTGAGAAGTCGCTTTGCCTTCTTGGTATCATGTCGGCTAGATTGGCAAATGTAGCCACAAGCTCATCATGATCAAGTCCGGTGTCAAAAGGCTTAGGAGTCGCTTTGAGTACTCCCTTCTCAATCTTGCTATGATTCTGAGAACCTTCATCAGCCGAATAGGCTATTGAATAAGAATAATAGCCATTGACTCCGGTGACTGCCGCGCTTGTTACAGTCGCATAGTACATTGAGAAAACTAAGGTTGCTGAAGTCTCAAGGTTGATCTCTCTTGGTAGAGCTTCAGCTAGGATAGCTGTAGTTCCTACTACTCTGTTAATGGTGACACTGAACCAAGTATCACCATCAGTGACTAGATAGCCTTTAGCTTGATCACGGTTTAGAGAATCAGCACTTGCGCTTAAGGTCAATGTTCTCCGGTCGCTAGCTATCGCTGTTACAGATACATTAGCTCTGCTCTGTGTCATCGCTGAACTAAAGGCGAGCGCCCCACCGGTCACGGTCAAAGTAGGAGCTCCGCTTAACGGTGCTGGTGCATTCCACTCAAAGAGATAATCTTCCCCGGTTATTGCTTTTCTCATTGTCATCTCCTAGCCACTGAGTTCGCTTTAGTAATGTCTGTTCCCTTGGCCTTGGTCAAGTCAGCGGCCTCTATAAAGCCAAGCGTGACAGGAGACCAACTATGCCGGCAGTTGTAGCCACCTCCTGAGGTTAGCACAGTCAAGCCTTGTTGATTATTTAATCTCTTCATTTGTGCTTTGCTCACCACAAGATTGATGAGCTGTTTGCAGAATGGTCTAGTGATTCCATCCATTGGCCCAGTATAAAGATAGTAGCTCATATCAGCCGCTTCAGCGGCGGCCGCTGTCACTCCTCTCCCATATTGAGAGATCCGAGTCTTTACTTCTGTTAGCTGTCTTCCCTCTGAGCGCTTCAACTTCTGTTCAAGATTGCTCATGACGATATTAGAGGGAACGTCTACCAAGAGGTCTCTTAAGCTCTCATTAATCGAGCGCTTAAAGTCAGGTAGAATAACATCATCGAAGACGCTAGCGGCCGCTGTTGCTTGAATGCTGTCAAGTTGTGGCGTGATCTGATTAAACCCAAAGTCGGGTTGAACCGCTTTCATCGCTCGCTCGGCCGCTTCTCTAATCGCGTCTTGCTGTTCGATGAACTCATCAACTGCAAGTCCAAGCCCCCCTTGGAGGATGAACTCAAGAAGCTGTTCATCATTAAGATTAAGAAGAGTCAGAGGATTAGCCGCTTGAACTGCCGCTCCTACTGTCTCTAATAGTTGTGCTCTCGCCTTGGTCAATGCCTTGGCAAAAGCTCTCTCCGCTGATACTTCAGCTTTGAGTTGATCACGTCTTGCTCTTGTCAATGTGGCTAGCGGTCCCGACTGGCTTTTAGCCTGTCGAGTGAGGTCTGCTATTGCTTCCTCATCTGCGTTATTCTCCGTGAGGAGATGAGGAACCGCGCCACACTGACAGGTCATTATAGGCAGTCAGTGATGATACGGCCAAGAGTAGAGTCAACCTTGTGGAAGACTCCAACCTCTTCAGCGTAGACATAGCGACGAGTTTTATCTAGTGAGTCATATTGACCAGCAACCATGTCAGTATAGCTAAGGTTAAGAGCTGCCACAGGCATTCCCTTGACGTTGCCTGACTTCTGAACGATTGCGTCACTGCCCTTAAGGATACCCATAAACAGACTGTCACCGGTCCAAATGTAAGACTCAGAAGAAGCCGCTCCGGGAATCGCGGTATCTTGGCGAGCTTGACCCACAAAGATATTAGGGATTCCGAGAACGTCACGAAGTACCTCAATAACTACTCCGTCGTTAAGAACTCGGTCACCGCTTGCAACACCAAAGCCGGGAGTGCCAACACTGATCACTCCACGAACTTCAGGATTTCTAGCAAGTTCACGGAAGAGCTGACGGCCCATAACAAGAGTATCTGGGTTGATACCATGAGCGGCTTCAAAGACGGTGTCCTTAAGCTCATGAAGGTACTCTAGAGGAGTAGCTCCTGAAGCGTTGAACTTGCCACCGAACTCCGCTGTAGAACTAGCATTGTTGAAGTTGCTAGTACCGAAGAGGAGATCTGAAGCTCTCTTCTCACGTCCGAGCTTGATAACTCTTGCTACCTTCTTGGCGATACGCTCTTCTTCTGAACCGGGATACTGAGAATCAAAAATATCCTCCATCGCGATTGAATCAGAAGCGCCATAGATCTTAGCCATGAAAGTCTGTGAGCTACGGTCGAAGCCACCGATAGAAGCGCGACTTGAACCGGGAGCGCGCTCAAGATCGAGACCGGCACCGGCTCCCATAAAGTTTCGAGTCTCTTCAAGAAGAAGAGTTCCTGAGCGCTCAGGGACTTTGATAGTCTCAAAGATCTTGTCAGCGATAAGCTGATCATCACTTGGAACAGCCTCTTGAACTAGGCTTGTTAAGATCTGGTCTACTGGATGAAGATTGCTGTATGAACTAGCCATGGTTTACTCCTTAGCTAAGTGAGGTGACGTTAACAGGGCCGGTGAAGATGACGCTGATTTGGTCACCGCTAGCCGCTGAAGTCTGATTGATATTTGGGAGCATACGAGCGACAGCGTACTTGTCAGCCGCGCCGTCAAAAGCAATGAGCTTTCCGTCTGTGGTAGCCATGAGCTGATTCATGGTAGCCGGTGCGATGTTGCCTCCAGCAATGGCGCGAGTCTTGCCGAGGACAACAACCTCAACAGCATCGCCTAAACTACAAGCGCGCTGTGCAACACCAATACAATTGTTTTCGGTGGCCGCGTCGGTGATCGTTGCTTTGCCGTCAACATTAACAGAAACAAGGGCGAACTCGGTGATGGCCTCAGCCGCAACGAGTGAAATGATATTATCGGTGGTTGCCATGATTAGCCTCCAAAGACAGAGTTGTAGTAATCGCGGTTAGACTCGCGGAATAAGTGAAGGGCCTCTGAATAAGATACGCTCTTCTCAGCGGCAAGTTTACGGACCTCTTGATCGAGTGTAGCCTTGTTGATCTCTTGGCCACTTGCGCCATGTCCGACTTCAACAAGAGGGATAGCGCTATTGGATGGACGCTCGCTGAACATTTGCCAAAACTCGCCTTGAAGCTCTTTAAGCTCCCAAGCCTTGCCGGCTACTTCAACCTCTGAAGGTTGAATCTTGCCTTCATTTAAAAGAGTGTTGACAGCTTCTCTCTTCTCAACTTGGCGTTTCTCGGCTTCAATAGCCTCAAGACGCTGAGAGAGTTTAGCGTTATTCTCACGAAGTGCTTGAACCTCAGAGAGAAGAGTTGACTGATTGAGAGACTCGCTGAGCTTCATCTCTTTGTCATCTTCCTTCTTTGGCTCCTCTGCCATTTCCTCCTTTTCGGGATTCTCTGACAGCTCTTCTTCTTCGACTTCGATCTCAAGCATTGAGCTCTCTGATTCTTCCATCATGTCTTTAATCTTCTGCTCAAGCTCCTTGACCATCTCGTCCTTAGCGACAAGTAGTTGACGGAGCTCCTCAACAGATAGCTCTTCGATGTTGTCCATCTCTGATAGCCTTTCGTTTAGGGTGACTCGGCCGATTTTGTCATTGGATTGAGCAGGCCGAGGAGTGAGGGTGATTGCTAAAAGTTGAGCGTCTCCAATTTTGGAGCCTCCATCTCTTGAGTAGACTTCACCGTTGAGGAACTCTGGAGAACTCCAAAGAACCCCACCGGCAGAACGGACAACCTCAAGGCCGCGCTCATTATAAGCCGGTGTCGCGTAAAGTCCGTCCTCTCTTAACTCAAGATCTACGATTAAACCAAGCGCTGAACCGCTCTCCGGTGGAGCCGGTGGACCGCCTTGAAAGGGTGATGTGGCGTGCTGCCAATCAATGATCACAGGATCAGCGAATTTTCGTTTTTTATAGACTCTGATCATCTCCTCGAGGAGAGCATAATCAATTGATTGACCAATCGCTTCTCCATTCATACGAGAGGAGACTTGACCAAGGGCCAAGGTCTTGAATGGTTTACCAATGATAAGACCGTCAGGTATATCATAAGTCGGTGAAGACTCGGACAACATGACCGCCTCACCATAAGCTCTTAGCGCTTGCGCTTTCTCATCTGCTGAGTTCATTTGGCCTACAACCTTTCTAGCCCAAGCATAACCGGGATCACCTCCCCAACCTTGCCATGCTTGCCAACCTTTCCCTTGAGTGTTCCACGTGGAACCTTCTTTATCAGACTCATGCCTAGTGAAGTATGCGAGCATTCGTCTAACGATACCGGGTGAAAGAGTCTTCCCGTTGGAAAGGTCTCTTGCTCTAGCGATTCCAACCGGTGTCATTCCACGCTTAGAGGGAGACATAGAAGCACGAACTTTAAGCGCTCGCTTTGCCGCTTCTTGTGCTCCCTTGGGAGGATTGAAATCAATATGAGCGTACTTCTTAGGAACCTCATAAGCGGTGACCTTACGCTTGATCTTAGCCATTGGATCGCCTCTTCTTTATAAGATTCTCTGCTAAAGCTGCCACACCGGCACCGCCTTTAAGTGATGAAGTTCTCTCAAGCGCTGATCGTTGAGCGTCTTCAGGTAGATCACCAGCTCCAAGCCTCTCTCTAATCGCTCGCTCAAGTTCATCATCCGGAGTGAGTAAACCGGCTTGAACTAGACCGGGAAGCATTCCCAGACTCTCAGCTAGATCATCTGTATCTAGTCCGGTATGGACAAGCCGAGGAAGTTTAGAAGGATCAACTAAGCCATAGTTCCAACGGATCAACCGGCCAATGGTTCCCCCTCCCCTTCTATCAACTCCGCTTACTTGACTCGCTACTAGATCGCATAGATTAATAGCCGCTCTTCTGAAGACAGAGAGGTGAATCTCTCCTACGGATCGAGCACCGGTCTCAGTGTTTCCAAGGTCAGCGAACTGAGTTAAGAAGGCCGCTGAAATCTGAGAATCACACTTAGTAATAATCTCTAAAGGCCCTTGAGCGTATAGATTAGGCTGACTTGCATAAGTATCAAAACTAATCGCGCTATTCTCAACAAGATAGCTTTGCTCAGCGCTGATAAAGGCTTGCGCTTGTGCTTCAGCGTCTTCGATCATCGCGTCAATATCACCATCGGTCAAGCCTAAGCTCTCAGCTTGTGAGCGATCAACTTTGACTTTGGGTGTTGGTACTGCCCACCGGTCGAGACCTACACACATGAGATTAGAGACTCGCTGTTTA